AACAAATTTATGAAGATGAATTTCAAAGAGCCGCTGATCAAGATGGTGAAAGAACAAGTTTATTTTTGACACCCAAAACTTATTTACCTGGAGCATAAATGGGAAAGTACGCATCTGGTAAGTTTGCAAAAAGAATATCAGATAGATCTGGTATGGCTTTTCCTTATAATGAAATGGTTCAAGAGTGGAATGGTTCATGGGTTCATATTAGTGAGTTTGAACCAAAACAACCTCAACTAGAACCTTTACCAATTGTAACAGATCCTCAATCCTTACAGTATGCTAGATCTCAAATAGCTAATTCTAGAGTTTTTGTTGGTGGTGCTACAGGACCTGTGAATGCAGGAAGAACAGTAGCCAAACCAACAACTGGTGATGCTCCTTATGACGGAGAAGGATTTGGATTACAAGTAAATCAATTTCAAACACTAGATATGCCAGTTACCAATTTTTATGCAAATGGGGTAGCTTATGCTTCTACACAAAAAAGCATGATGCCTTTAAGTGTACAACAACCAAATAAACCTACACAGTTGAATTCTGGTGTAGGTAATGTTACAGTGAGCACGTCATGACCGATTATTCCGATTTAACTGACAACATAAGAAATTACACAGAAACAAGCACAAATGTTCTTTCAAATGCTGTCATTCAACCTTTTATTGAATCAGTTGAAGATAAAATAAGAAGAACAGTAGATTTAAATTATTACAGAAAATATGATACAGCAACGCTGACAGTTAATAATGCTTTTTTACCACTTCCTGCTGACTGGGAAGCAACAAGATATATACAATTGATAGATAGTAATGATGACAGAACTTTCTTGATACAGAAAGATATTTCGTTTATGACTGAATATGCACCAGATAGAACATCTGCGGGTGCTGGAACGCCTAAATATTATGCTGACTGGGACCAAGATACACACTATCTAGCGCCAACCCCGAACGCTGCATTAACTGTAGAGCTCGCATACACGTACAAGCCTCCTGGGTTAACAAGTACAAATACATCAACTTGGTTAAGTCAGAATGCTCCAAACGTGCTATTGTATGGTTGTATTTTAGAAGCACTTGGATACTTGAAAGGTCCAGCGGATATGATACAATACTACGATAAAATGTATAATCAGTCTGTACAATCTTTAGCCACATATGAGATGGGGCGTGATCGTAGAGACGAATTTCGGGACGGCGTTATTCGTATCCCTCTCGAATCAAGGAACCCATAGGAGATTATTATGGCAATTACTCAAGCTGTATGTAACAGTTTTAAAGTGGAGATCCTGAAAGGCCTACACAATTTTACGGCAACGACAGGGAACGCTTTTAAACTAGCATTATACGATAGCGAAGCAACTTTAAGCAAATCAACAACTGCATTTCAACAAACTGACGAAGTGGGTGCATCAGGCACTTACGCTGAAGGTGGAGGGGCATTAACTTCGGTTACTCCTACTTTATCTACAGATACTGCTGTTTGTGATTTTTCTGATATATCATTTACAAGTGCAACTATTTCAGCACAAGCTGCTGTAATTTACAATAGTTCAACTGTATCTGGTTTAACTACAAATGCGTCTGTTTGTGTCTTAGATTTTGGTGGAGTAAAATCTTCAACTTCAGGAACATTTACAATTACGTTCCCTGCTGCTGAAGCAACCGCTGCAATTTTAAGAATAGCATAGGAGATAAATTATGACTACCCCACTTGCAGGATGGGGGCGGTCAACCTGGAACAATGCTGCTTGGAACCAAGGTGGTACTGTTGATGCCACAGGTGTTGGCCTCACCTCCAGTGTCAATGATGTTGGTTTAGTATTAGACTTTGATATTACTCTTACAGGAGTAAGTGCTACCACAAGTACGACTATTCAAATTAGAGAAGGGTGGAATCGAGGCTTAAATGTCAGTGATGCCAATCTTTCTAGTTTTGGTTGGAATAATGGTGCATGGGGTAATGGTGATAATACTGTTTCCGTAACTGGTACTGGTCTTACTTCTTCTTTAGGAGAGGAAACTGTTACTGGTACAGGAGCAGTAACACTTCCAAGTGTTTCATTAACAAGCAGCACAGGAACTGCTATTGCAACTGGAATTGCAAATGCATCAGCAACAGGTAATGCATTAACAACTTCTTTAGGTACTGAGACAGTTGCTACTGATCAAAATATATCCGTAACTGGTATAGCAATGACTTCATCACTAGGTGATGAATCAAGCTCAGTTACAAAAACGACTGGTTGGAACAGAGATCACGACATTAATACAGGTGCTTCTATTGGTTGGGGTGAGCAACAATGGGGTGCTACAGGCTTATCTCAAGCTCTGACAGGACAAGCATTAACAACATCTTTAGGAACTGGAACATTTGTCACTGATCAAAATATATCTGTTACAGGCAATGCAACTACTTCGGCTATAGGAACATTTGCAATATCGGGTGATTCACAAGTCACTGTTGTTGCAGCTAGCGAACCCGAGCTTGATATTTCTATAGGAACTGCAGTATCAAGTATAGGAAAAACAGCATTTCCTAGTGGTAATCAATTAACAACTTCTTTAGGGACTGTTTTAACATCTATTGAAATAACAGGTCTTGGTACGACTTTATCACTAGGTGAAGAAACACAAGAAACAAGCTACGAAGCACCTTCAGTTGAAATTACAAGTGCAATAGGTACTCCTACAGTTAGTGTAAGTGCAGACTTTACACCTACTGGAGTTTCTGCTACAAGTAGTACAGGTAATCTACAAGGAACCTTCTGGTCTGAAGTAGATGACTCAAACAGCGCAATAAGTTGGACAGAAGTTCATAAAGCTGCATAAAAGTTTTGACAAACTTTCAAATAATAATTAAAACTTTAAATAGGAGATAAAACAATGTCGTCAACATATTCAACGAGTTTGAGAATAGAGCTTCAAGGTTCGGGAGAGAATTCTGGAACTTGGGGAACTATTACGAACAACAATTTTTCACAATCTTTAGAATTTGCCATAGCTGGAGTAACTAATGTTGCATGCGGTGATGCTGCAGTAACAACACTTACAAACGCTGATGGTCCGCAATCACAAGCTAATAACCAAGCAAGAAATGCTCACATAAGATTAACGGGTGCACATGGTGCAGTAAGAATAGCACAATTCCCAGCTACTCAAAAAGTTTATTTAATTACTAACGCAACAACTGATTCAGGATCTTCAGGACCTTACGCTATGACTGTAAGACTCGGAGCTTCTGGCAACACATTATCTATTGCAAATGGTGCTACCAGATTAGTAGCTACTGACGGTACTAACTGGTACGATGTTTTTGCTTCTGGTGGTCAGTATGGTGGTTCTTTCTTAGCCGATGGAACTGTTGATGTTAATGGTAAAAATTTAGTATTAGACGCTGACGGCGATACTATGATTATTAATTCTACCGATGATAGAATTGAATTTTCTATTGCAGGCACAGGTGTTGGTAACTTTACAAACTCCTCTAGTGATTTTGTAATTACTTCAGGTGTACAAGATAAAGACATTGTATTTAAAGGAGATGATGGCGGTGCTGCCATAACTGCTTTAACATTAGATATGTCCGATGCAGGTAAAGCTACATTTAATGGTGTAGTAGATGCTGATGCTGGTATTACAGTAGATGACATTACAATTGACGGCACTGAAATAGATTTATCATCTGGTGATTTTACATTAGATGTTGCTGGTGATATTATACTAGATGCTGACGGAGGCGACGTAAGATTCGCTGATGCTGGAACTGTTATTGGAGCATTAACAAATGCTTCTTCTGATTTTGTAATAGAATCAAAAGTACAAGATAAAGATATTATATTTAAAGGTGACGATGGAGGAGCTAATATTACAGCTTTAACTCTTGACATGTCAGGTGCTGGTGCAGCAACATTTAATAATGACGTAACAGCTTTCTCTGATGAAAGACTGAAAACTGATATTAAAACAATTGAAAACGCACTAGAAAAAGTTTCTCAAATGAGAGGTGTAACTTTCAAAAGAGAGGGTGTGAATGGCACGGGTGTTATCGCACAAGAAGTTCAACCTCATCTTCCTGAAGTAGTACATGATAAGCAAGA